CCCATGTTATTAAACCAGACTTTCTTAATTATTTCAGCAGTAACAAAGTTCTTAAAGATGCTCACAAAGCAGGAGTAGTTATTAAGAGAGAGATTCTCCGGATATGTTACTCTCAGATGGAACTCACTTATCAAGAAACAAAGCACCAGTTTATGTATGAAGTGCTTGAGAAACAAGAATTCCTAAATGGAAACATATTAGGTAGGTTTTATAAAATTAAATAGTTATGACAGAAGTAGAATTGACAAGCCTCTTATTTAAGTTGGCCGACTTAGGTATTACAGGTATTAAAGTAAAATATGATGGTGCTGGAGACTCCGGTTCTATAGTGTGGATTGGATATACAACAGAAAAGTGTAATACTCCAGAAGATGTAAATGATAATATAGATGATTGGGATAGTGATTCAAATTTAGCAGAGTTAGATTCAAGTGCTTATTCTTTAATTGAAAACTTTGCAGAAGAAACAATTCTTAATGACATAGAAGATTGGTGGAATAATGAAGGTGGTTTTGGTGATTTATGTATATGTGTTCCTTCAGGAAAGTATATTATTAATAACCACATAAGAATTACTGATACTGAAGATTATTCTCATGATGGAGATTTATTAAGTAAAACAGAAGAATAATGGAAGATTTTATAGACTGGTTAAATGATCTTGACACACAGACATTAACTGATGAATTAAAAAAAGAAATAATAGAAAGAGTACAAGATGTACAGCAGGATGCTTATGGAGAAGGGTACTCTGAAGCTAAAGATAATATGTTTAATTATTTAGAAGGTATGTAATGGCACATCCTTTAGAACATTGTAAATCATCTGTCAGAAAATGGAAAGGTCAAGTATCTGATTATCAGGCTATTCATGAGTGGCTTGATGAAACTAAAAGTTGGATTGGACATAGTATGCATAGAATGTTCCGGCACCATAGTGAAGGTATATTTGAATGTGAAAGAGTATTTGGTAAAAGTTTTATTAATTCAGATGGTAAAACTGTGTATACAAGATATGTTGCAGAACAGCATGTTAAAGAAGACTGCAATAATTACATTCCTAGTGCAAAGGAATGGGTTACTATGATTGCTAGTGGTAAACCTGAGAAATGGGCATTAAAAACTTTAAAAATTGAAGACTGATGGAAAATGTAAGAGTAAAAAAAATTAGAGAAAGAGTTGAGAATATGATTAATGAAGCTATAACAGTTTTAGAAGAAAACTATGACATGGAGAAAGCTGATACTAATAATCCTGCATATTTAACGATGATGGATTTAAATAGTGCATTAATGGAATTAGGATGGTTGGATGAAGAATTCTTAAAAGAAAAAAACAATGGGTAAACTAATTTTTGACAAAGAAGAAACAAGAAATTTGCTTAATATGTTGAAATCCTCTGACAAAGAAAATCATGTGGTAGCATTGCAGGCATTGCAAAATGTAGATATAGATAAATACATAGGAGAATTACTTGTTATGTATAAGTATTCTGGTGTACAAAAGTCTGAGTGGGCTGAAGCAGGAAAGAAAGTACATGATAAATTAAAAAAGATTACTGGAGATGGTAATCTGACAAGTCCAAGAACTCTTAGTCTTATTACAGAACATAAAGGTTCTAATACTTCAATAGAGTTGTTTATGGAATATTTTGTTAGAGATATGACAAGTATGTTGGAACAAATTGGGTACCCAACAAGTAGTTTTGAAATTAATATAACACTTAAAGATGCAGAACAAAAATGATTTACTGAGTAAAGCAGGTAAAGACCTGATGCTCAAAGAACCTTATTATGGTATATTTCTTATTATGCTTAATAAGTTTTGGAGCGACCGTCTTGATACAGCCGGAGTAAGTAAAATGGGTATTAACTACCAACTTGAAATTAATGAAGAGTTCTGGCTTAAGCTTACAGATGACCATAGACTTGGTATTCTAAAGCATGAGTTACTTCATATTGCATTTGGGCATTTAACTATGTATTTTAACTTCTCCGATAGAAAAAGAGCTAATGTAGCTATGGATATGGAAATCAACCAGTATATTGAAAAAGGTTGGCTTCCGGGAGATGAGTATACTCATGATCAGTATCAAGCACTTGTTAAATCTATTACAGATAAAATAACACAAGGTCTAGAAGATAAATCTATGACTCCTGAACAAGCATTAGAAGAATATAAGAACATTCCTCCTAGAGGCATTCTCTTTGAAGACTATGCTGACAAGGGTTGGGATGCTAAGGCTGGTTGCAGATATTATTATGACAAGTTGAAAGAAGCTCAAGATGAAAAAGAGAAGAATGGTACCACTGGTAATGAAGCACTAGACCAACTTCTTGATAATATGGAACAAGGTAACACTCCTGACCATAGCAGCTGGGAAGACTTTGAAGGTATAAGTGAAGCTGAGAAAAAGTTATTAGATAAGCAGTTACAAAAATTATTGTCTGATGCTAAGGAGCAAACTATTAAGAAACAGGGAACTATTCCTGGAGAAGTTGAAGCTCTCATAGAAATTGAAGATATAGAGCCACCTAAGTTTGACTGGCGCGGATATATCAGAAGATTTACTGGTGTTAGTACAAGAGTCTTTACAAAGAAAATCCGGAGAAAAGAAAACAGAAAGTTTCCTGAGAATCCTGGTCTTAAGATAAAGATGAGACAGCACATGTTATTAGCAATAGATACTTCTGGTTCTGTAAGTAATGATGAGCTTATGGAATTTATGAATGAGATACATCATATCTATAGAGCAGGAGTTGACATTACTATTATACAATGTGATACCAGGATAAATAGTATTGAAAAGTATACTGGTGAGTTTGAATTAGCTATAAAAGGTAGAGGGGGGACTGAGTTTAATCCTGTCTTAGAATTCTTTAATGATAATCTAGGTACATTTACAAGTCTTGTATATTTTACAGATGGTGAAGCATATACCAATGTAACTCCAAAGGGTAAAACTCTTTGGGTATTATCTGAGAGATCCCATATGAACACAGACCTGCCGGGAAGGGTCATAAAACTTGAGTTATGAAAAAATATAATGGAAAACTAGAAACAAAATTCTTTTGGATTATACCATTCTTAATTGGTGTTAGTAAGAGTACTGTAGATGATAAAGCTAGTGTATATGCTTTACATATTACTCCTCTGTTTGAAATAGGTTTTAATTGGAAATATTAATTTAAAAAACAAAAACAATGGCAAGAAAAAAAGTTGAGAAAAGACAAGTACAGTTAAACTCTGAAGAATTAAAAGATTTCTTAAGACATGTTGTAGACAATAATCAGCATATTCAATTACAAGGAAAAGTTCCTGTAAGTGTGAGTGTTACCGGTGAAGCGGGTACAGGTAAAACTTCTAGTATTATTGAGCTAGCTCAAGAACTAAACTTTGATTTAGTTAAGATTAATTTAGCTCAGGTAGAAGAGATTGGTGACTTGGTTGGGTTTCCAGTAAAAGAATTTCAGATTCAGAATGCAGAGGGTAAAACTACTTGGATTGTAGAACAACAAATTGATGCTGCTGTAAAGAAAGGATATAAAATTGTAAATAAGAGGATGGCTTATGCCGCTCCTGAATGGATTCAAGGTAAGGGTGAAGGTGGTATTTTGTTAATTGATGACTTTAACAGAGCTGATACTAGATTTACTCAAGCTTGTATGGAGTTAATTGACCGACAAGAATATATTTCTTGGAAGCTTCCTAAGAACTGGCATATTATTCTATCTCAGAATCCTGATGATGGAGATTATATGGTAAATGCTCAGGATTTAGCTCAGCAAACCCGATATATTTCTGTTGACTTTAAGTTTGATGTGAATGTATGGGCTAAGTGGGCTGAGAGAAACAATGTTGATTCCAGAGCAATTAACTTTATGTTAATGCATCCTGAATTAGTTACTAAGGAAACTAATGCTAGGATTATTACTAAGTTCTTTGATTCAATTAGTTCTATTCCTAAGTTTGAAGACAAGCTACCTCTTATTCAAATGATTGGTGAAGGTTCTGTAGGAATTGATTTCAGTTCTATGTTTACTATGTTTATTAACAATAAACTGGATAAAATTATTAGTCCTGAAGATATCTTAACCAAAGATGAGCAGTATGTAATGAATTCATTAGTTAATGCTGTTGGTAAAGATGATGACTTCCGTGCAGATATTTCTAGTGTAATAGCAACTAGGGTAATTAATTATTCATTACACTTTGCAGAAACTAAATCTGTACCAGATGCAATGATTAAAAGGTTAATTAAACTTACTACAGACTGTGACTCTTTTACTGATGACTTAAAGTATTATATCATCAAAGAAGTAGTGAATGGAAATAAGCTAAAGTTTTCTAAACTAATGTTGGATTCCACTGTAGTGAAGATGGCTGTTAAGTAATTGAAACCTTAAGCATTTACCCACTAAAAGGTACATAAAATTATTTAAAAACAAACCTGAGAGGGGCCTGAGTACCCCTCTCTAATTTTTATTATTATGAGCAAAACTATTTTAAATTTTGATTCAGACATGGGTCATTGGACTGATGAATGGAGTGACATGGGTAGAGAAATTACTTATGATATTGGTATTCTGACAGGTAGTTCTAAGAGAGAAGATGTATTTACTATAGAGAGACAAGATTATGTTCCTCAAAACGGTGACAGAATTTATTTTCTACCTGGAGTAAATGTACCAAGAGTTAAGTTCAAAAATCTTTGTGATGATAAAGGTATTAGAACTGTAAGAGATGTAGCTAAGGCAAATATATTTGTAGCTAACCACAATAGTTATTCAAAAATGCTTGATAGCAATTGGAATTACAAAGTAAAAACAGATGATTTCAGAGCCCTTCTAGAAATGACTGAGTTTAATTCTAGGCTTGATAGTTTTCATTACAAAAAGATTGTGGATGCTTTAGAGTTTTATGTTGAAGATTATATTTATACAGATAGACCAACTGTATCACTTATTTATGTATATGTAAAAAATAAAAAGCAGACTAATCTTAATTCTGAAAGAATTTATTATGTAAAAGAAGAATATGCAGAAATAGTAAATACTGTATCAGGACTAACTATCTATGATGAAGAAACTATTATTGACCAGTTAAATGGTGATGATGCTGCAATTATTGATGATCAGGTATACAAGCAACTATCTACTATGCTTGATAGTTCTGATAATGATAATAAGATTCTTGCAATGGAAATTATGGCTAACTGTAAATATAGTGCTAGTCTAGTTCATCTTATGATGTTGTTTTATAATCATGGTAGTGCAATATATAATATACATACTAAGAACCATGTTAATTTTAAATCCTTACTGAGCTGGTTAGATATTACTGCAGGTAATCCTCATATTGATATGGATAGTGCTATTAAGATTTTAAGAGAAAAGGGTCAACTTACTCCGGATAAACTTGACAAAGTACTAGGTTACATTCAAGATGATGTAGTAAGAAATGGTAATAGTAGATACTTTAAAATGAAAAGTGTAACTATAGATCCAGAGCTTCTTGAAGAAATGAATGTTAACTATTCTTATCAAACTCAGGCTGATTTTGTACCATCTGTTCCTGAATCTGAAATTAATACACATGAAGATGTTAATACAGATGAAGTTAGAGAAGATCTAATACCTGATGAAAAACCAGTTGAAGATGCTGACATAGATTCAATAGAAGAAATACCTACTAATGAAGCTGAGGAAGATTTAATAGTTCCAGAACCAGAGACTGTAGTTTCCGAATCTGAATTAAATAAACCAGAACTAGTATCAAATAACAATCAAATAGAAGAAACAAATGACACAGATGACTTTGAATGGTTCTGATGAACTAGAGAGATTTTACAAACAGAAGTTTTATTTCAGCTATAGTGGTCTTAATAAACTACTATATTCACCGGCTTTATTTTATAATCACTATGTGCTCCAACAAAGAGAAGATAGTAAGGATGCTCACCTTGTAGGAGGGAGTGTCCTGCACTGTCTTTTATTTGAACCAGATACATATAATGATAAGTTTCTTAGTTTGCCGGGTAAACTTCCTACAGATAGTCAGAAAAAAATTATTGATAATATTTTCAAATATCACTTGACAGTTGGAAATAATTCATTACTTTTGGAAGACTACTCAACAGATATACTCACACAGTTACTTACAGCCAATCTTTATCAGAATCTTAAAACAGATGCTCAAAGATTAGACAAGATTCTTACTGAAGAAAACAAAGAGTATTTTGAATTCCTTAAACAAAGTCTAGATAAAACAGTAGTAGATGAACCTACTTTGAGCGGCTGCAAAGTACAAGTTGAGATACTAAAGAGTAATAAAGATATTAGAGCTTTATTACAACTAGATAAAACTGAGGAAGATGATCACATTGAAGTTTATAATGAGTTGCTTATTCAAATGGATCATGATCAATTACCTTTTGGTCTTCATGGGTTTCTTGATAATGTAGTTGTTGACAGAGACAGTAAAACTATCTTTGTTAATGACTTAAAGACTACTGGTAAGTCTATTCAGGATTTTCCTGAAGCTGTTGAATATTACAAGTATTGGATACAAGCTGTTATTTATCTTGTACTAGCTGCAGAAAAGTTCTTGAAAGACATGCCAGACAGACATGAATGGAATATTCAAGTGACTTTTATTGTGATTGACAAATACAATTTAGTTTACCCCTTCCAAGTGTCTCAAGAATCTATGAGTCAGTGGAAGAAAGATTTCAGAGAAGTTCTTAAAGTTGCTGAGTGGCACTATGAGAATAAGAAATTTGACTTACCATATGACTTAGCAGTTGGTAATGTAAAATTGTAGTATTTATGGCTTTAAATGGAGTTTATAAAAAGTATTTTCAAAAGTCTAAGGTGTTTTTGTATCCGCTCTTAGATATACCAAGAGGTTCCAAAGCTCTTCCTACTGAAACTTATATGAGTTGGGAAGATAAATATACCTCTGAGGATGCAAAATTTATTTGTGTGTATAATACTATTGTTGATCCTGAATATATATTATTTGAGCATCAGCATCTACTAAAACATAATAGATTAGTAGAGCATGTAACAATAGATACTTCCACAAGTATATTAGTATTTGACTTTTCTGATTTACAAGATGATTGGAACAAAATAATTAATGGAAAGTATAGTGAAATACAAGATCATTTAAAGCAAAAAATTCTGAAGTACTTTAATAATAACAGCAAAAACTATGAGTATATTAAAAGCTATTTATTCCCTGACTTTTATATGGATCATTATGCTAAGTTATTAGATGTATCTACTGAGCTCCTCATATCTGTTGGTGAGTTGTGTAGTAAGCCTGATTTAGAAAAAGAAAATTTATCAATTAAAGTAGCAAATTTGGAAAATTTAAAAATTCTAGATTAAATTTGTAGTAATTAAAAACCAACAAAATGAGTGAAAACACTATGATGCTTGTCCAAGCAACTTGGAATGACAAGCAAACTTTTAGAATGATCCCGGTAGCGGACTCATGCCCTTATGTAGAATGTATCTTTGATCCGGATACAAAAGTCTTTGTGATAATTTCTAAAATAACTAAGCAGTCTTTGCATATGTTACCTAAATTGGATGACAATGGTGATCCAATGATGGTTAAGAGTGCAAGAACTAATGGTAGAACTTTTAGAGAAGAGAGACATAAGATTGAAGTATTCCAAGAGTTCTATGTAGAAGACAAAGCTGCTATGGATGAAATAATTAAAATGTTTGCTGTCAATGCAAAGAAGTTTGATTATAAAAAATTCTTGGGGACTGAGAAGTCTGAAGCAAGTAAAGAAGCAACTGCTTAGTAGTTGTTGAGTTAACTATAAGGGAGGCTTTAACTAGTCTCCCTTTTTTATTAATTAAATGGGGGAACAGCTTAACTGAACTAGCCTATGAGAACACACTGGGTAATGGACTATGAAACTCTTAGTAATTGTTTCATTGGTGTCTTTGAAGATATTAAATCTGAAGATAGACAAGTATTTGTAATACATGAATCACAAAATGATATCCT